CTTTACCAGATTTCTCTATGACCCATTCAAATTCTTCCTTTTGGGCTTTTGAGAAGTATCCGTTATCATCTTCTTTAAAATACGTTTCTAGTATGTAGTTTATATCCTCCTCTTTGGCGTTTTGAACTATGCGTTTTATTCTTGATATATCTTTAGGTAAATATGCTTCATTCTTCCATGCGTAGCATAATAATCTAAAGTAAATACCTATTTCTTCGTTTGTAAGGTTTACTGTGTCAGCGATAAAATTATCGGTGCTTATTCCCATCTTCCATATTTTCGTCATATTTTTCTCCAATTTTTTTTAATTTTAATCCTTGTTTATAACCATCTATTTTATCTTTACTAATTTCTAAAACAATATGATTAAAACAGCGTATACAAGCGTATTTAAACATATTATGTTTATCATATGAACCAGCTTTTATTCCATCAACTTCATAAGCAATAACAGAATTAAGTCCGATCATATTAGTTAGTAAGTATTGCCTTTTGCAATAAACACAACAATCAGATTCCCCAAATATCATGTCTTTGCTCCAATAGTTCAGCACTATTCCAAGTCCAATCATCTAATTTAGGCACTATTAAATGCTTCATATCATCTGGTTCATTACACGCATTAAAGATATTAGCACAACTCATTAGGTGCATTTCTATCTCTTTTAAATATTTTTTATGCGGTGTAAAATCTACAGGTTCACATCTTTTAGGCGTACAAATAAGAAGTTTTATATCTACAGGCTTCTCATACTTTTCTTCAAAGGCTTTTTGATAAATAGCCATCTGAAGCATATCATCATGTGTAGGCATAAACTTGGCTTTTGTTTTGAGATCAATAATTAATATTTTTTCTTCGTATTCAAAAACAAAATCAGTAAAGCCATAAAAAGGTATATCTAAAATATTTGTATCTATACGACCTTGAAAAGATAAAAAATGATCTTTGAGTGGTGATAGTTTTTCAAAACATTGTTCAACCATTGGTGCAATCATATCATATTGCTTATCATCATCTTCTTCTAATAAAGTTGTTGCTGATTTGTAGTAAGTAATGGCTTTTTCAAAACATTCTTCAACAGTAGCGTTATTAGTAAACAAATGATTTAAGCCAAACTCAACTGCTGAACCTCGTTCCATTGAATGATTTGAGGTTGTAGGATAGCCATAGATATATTTTAAAACAAACTGTGCTGGGTTATTCTTCCATTTTTTTATCTTACTTGCAGAAAATGGAAGCATATCTTTTTCTAAATTAAACTTTGTAAATATTTCTGGGTTAATCATTTTTTTTCTCCTGTAAAATATTCATTATCAAGTTTATCATATAATTTAATCATTTTTTTTGACATTCTACCTGTAGGACCACATTGATAAACTTTTTTATCTTCATTATTTATTAAATAAACTCTGTCTTGAAAAGTTATTGTAACAAAGTTTTTATTGTGTACTTGCATTTCTCTCATACCAATAACTCTCCTTGTCTTGAATCTAATGGTTTCCAATTATAATAATAAAGTTTTTTTGGCTCTCCAGTAAACTTGTCTGTAACTATTGTAGTTTTAATTGGATTTTCTAATTGCTTGTAAGAAACAATCATATTTTCATCTTCATAAATTAATCGTAAATCTTTTTTCTGAACACTAGCTTTGTTTACATAGCGTTCATGTACTGGTGCTAAATTACCGAATAGTGTTGTTATCTTCTTTGTTATCATTTTTTTCTCCTAAATATTTATTCATTATATAATTTAAAATCTTGGCTGAACTAAGTCCAGCAATACCGACTTCTTGCTCTACTTTTTGTTTTGTTTTGGCATATGACACCTTATCTAATTCAAGTATGAATCGTTGCGGCACATAACCTCTAACTGGCTTTGGCATTTTTCATTCTCCTTTTACTATTTTTTCTTGAAAGTGTTTTTTTTTCACTATCTCTTTTAGTTTATCTTTTTGTTTATTAATTACAGAACTGTCAGAATGACACGATCTGCATAAAGGAATGAGATTTGATATTTTATCTTTATGACCTTTTTTATCTCCACCCATTCCTCTACTTTCAATATGATGTACTTCGCACCACACATTTTTGTTACAGTACCAACACAGTTCAGCATAACTATCAGCTTCAGTATAGCCATAGTATTTCATAAACATTCGTAGGTACTTCTTCACTAAATGTCTGGTGATTGATTGAACTCTTCATCTTTGAGTTCTAGTTTTAGATTTAAAGTACCATCTTCATTCTTCCAGATTGCGGCTGAATAAAGTCTTTCTGGGTCTAAAACCATCTTTTCTTGTATTTTTACTTTGTTGTTTTGATATAAAGGTTTTGAATCTCCTTCAACCTTGTTATCATTCTTAAACATTTTTATATAAGTTTTCATATATCCATTCCATTATTTTGATTTATTATCTTCGGCTTATCCGAATTTCTAGCAACTAAACCAGCCGCTAAATTAGCATCATCATCACTAGCTAATCCATACAAAGATTGTAAACCATAACGCTTTGCATAAGTTATAGCTGACCCCATCTTTTGAGGATTATCTTTATCATTCCCATTAATTAAAACAGGAACAGTACATTCTAAAGTTTCTTTATCTTGAATATGAGATACGATTGTCTTAACAAAAATATCTCTGTGTAATTCTTGATATTTAACATCTGTACCATTTTCTGTTTTTACTCGTTCAAGTATAATATTTTTATACTCAACCGATTGTGAAAATGACAATCCAAATTCAGCACCATGATTTACCGCAGTAATAACACTTGTTAAATCTGAGTAGGTGCTTTTAAAATATTCGTTACTGGTATTCTTAGTTGCAGTAACATTCATCTCTTGAAACATTGTTAATGCTTCTTTCAATGTCTTAGGGTTTTCCCTTGCGTTCATATTTTTTCTCCTATTTTATTATTGAATAGCCACGTCCAGCCATACAATTATTAATGTAATCTTTAGATGTTTCTAGCTTTGGACTCAACCATAAAACTCTCCATCTAAAGTTATTGTAAACAACTCTTCCAGCGTTCACAAAATCGTTTGTATTCGTGTCAACTAATTGCTGACAAGTATATAAATCATCATGGTATCTATCCATTGAACTATCTAAGTTAGCTGAAGATTTACCTCTGCTATCTACTAATGGTTCATAATGAGAGCAACCAGCAAGAGCCACAAAAACTAAAAGCATTACAGCCCAGAAAAAAGCCTTATACCAATTAAAAGGCTTTTCATGTTTTCTATATCTTCTTACTGGTTGTTTTGTTCTAGCGTCATAACCAATAACATCTCCGTAAGGAATTATTTTAAGTTTTCGCATTTTCAAAACTCAGTTTAGGTTTATAAACTACAACAAACTTTGAGAGTCTTGGTTGCTTTTTATAAACTTTTTTTATTTCTCTTTTCTTTATTCTGCCTGTTATACCTTTTTTACGCTTACCAATACTTTGCGTATAATAATATTCTGGGCTTTCAACATTTTTACCAAATGGATAATCACTAATCATATTTTTTCTCCTGTTTTTTTAATTGTTGTAAAACCTCTTTCATGTAAGAAGTTTTATTTAGGTTTTTCCAATGCTTAGATAACTTTCTAAAAGTTGTACTCCATTGGTCATCAGCTTTATCAAAGTTAGCTAAATGATCTTTTAAATAACTATACTTAATTCTTTCATTAAGATTTTTAGCATAGCTGTTTTGTATTTTATATTGTTTGTGTTCCCCATCAAAATGAGCAACACAATGATAATACTTATTAGATTTTTTAATAAAAAATGGGTAAGTCCCACAATCAATTAATTTATACATATTTTTCTCCTATAACCAATGCGGCACTAAAAATAGTATTGCATTAGTAACTAATATTAAAACAAATAACCATGTTGGTATGTAGTTCATATTTTTTTCTCCTAAGTTATGGCGGCTCATTATTGAGCCACCTCTTGTTCTTTTAATTTAATACTATAAAAAATTTTTTGTTTTATTTCTCTAAGGTTCTCTCCATGATCTCCACCATAATTATTCATTGTTTCACATTCATCAATTTCTGGTTGAATCATTTTAAGTATTGAATCATATTCTGATTTTCTAAGTGTTATTTTAATTTCCATTTTTTTCTCCATTGTTAATATAAGTATTATTAAACATTTATTTTACATTTACAATACATTTATTAACATTTTGTGTTTTTTTTATAATTATATATAAATACCTGTAAGGGGCTGGTTTTTAAAAATCCTTTTTATATTGATTTTTTCATATTTTTTCTCCAAAACTAAATATTTCCCAGCCCTTTTATGCTATATCTAGTGTGTGAAAGAATCTGATATACAAGAAGAAATCTGCGATTATCTAGACGAAAAGAAAAAAACCTACCTATTTCGCTATTTTTCAGTTCCTAATGAGGGTAAACGCAAGGTTTGGTATCTTCATAAGCTAGTTCGTATGGGTTTAAAAGCTGGTGTTCCAGATTTAGTTCTAGAATTTCCAGATGGTAAGATGGTTTATTTAGAAATAAAAACCGATAAAGGTAGATTGTCCGATAGCCAAAAGATATGGCAAAATATATCTAAGATACTAAATACCCCACATTATGTTATAAAAGGCTCTGTGGACGCAAATATGGACGTTTTAGAGGGTATTTTTGATCTGTTCCCAGATAGTAAGATTAAGGTGTGATTTTGTGTATAGATTTGACTACGCCTAAAGGGATAACATTCCTATCTCCATAAAATCCATCTTGAGAGTAACTTGCGAAGGTATAGAGGTTTTCTTTATCTTTTTTTAGAACATAAGCGATTGTGATAATCGTTGCTGTTCTCATTCTTTTAAATTCATCTAAGCTGACAATGGTACTATCACCAACAATATCAACCCATTCTATCTTATGAAGGAAATGTTCTTTATCGTTTAGTTTTATTTTTTTTTCTTTTTTTTCTTTTTTTTTTGACATTAGCTTTGAGCGGCTTTCTTCTTCTAGTTCCAATTACCTCTCTAATGGTTGATGATGTTGTATATCCACTCATTTTCCAACCTTACGCATTGCTGTTCTGTGTGCTGAAGAAAAAGTTGCACCCTTTTTCATAAGCCCAGCCATTAACCTCATATGTTTTAATGAATGGTGTCTTGCGTGACTATTCATTGTTTTTTTTTGTCTAGGTTTTAGGTCTTTGACAATATTTTTTATTGATGCAACTTTAACCATTATTTCTTTTTCTTTTTCTTTTTCTTCTTTTTCTTTTTCATAGGTTTTGAAGAATACCCATATCCAACACCTTTAGGCATATTATTTTCCCTTCTTCTTTTTCTTCTTTTTCATAATTGCCTTTTGTAAAGCAACTGGCAATTTCTTTTGTTTCTTAGTTAATTTCATAATCAACTCCTAATGCAAAATATAATTATGAATACCGATTGCAACAACTGCAATGATAATAGCTTGAACCCACCATTTTAAACTTAAAAATGAGTCCCACCATTTTTCTATTCTTTGTTTCATACTGCCCCCTTTTACTTGGTTAAACCCTTTGATTTCTCAAAAGTTCTGAGAGTTCCAAGACCTAATAATGAAGTTACCAAAGTCATTAGAACCCCTGTATCTAGTTGCGGTATGTTTATCACTTCGTAATGAAATACACCAAGAAAAAATAAAATAAATTTTGATAAAACAAATTCCCAAAAAATGGCTATCGCCGCCGACATACCTATAAGGGGACGCCAAGAGCGTTGCATAAAACCACTTAATCCACCAGCAGTAGATTGAGCGTCAGCTAAATTAATATCCATTTGTTTAGATTTTAAATTTGCTTGTATTTCTTCAAATCGTAATTTTAATTGTTGTTTCTCTTCTTCGCTGGTGTGTAGTTCGTCAATAACATTGCCAACAGCTTTTATTGTATCGCCACCAAATATTTTACCTAGAACCATCTTTACCTCCAAATGCTCTATAAAAAGCCGCTATTAATCCGTATGGGTCATTTACTGGATAACCTAAACAATTTAATTCAACCTTTTCTTTTTTCTTTTTAGTTTGTTTTTTCTTTTTCATAAATTTAGTCCTTTGCTTATTCTTGCCATTTTTTCTTTTAAATCCTCTTCCTTGTACTTTTTACGCATTTGGTAAATATACTCTTTTTCCTCTGGAGTAGTAAGTCTTTTTCTGTGTTTTCTCAGATCAACTTTTTCATCTTGTCCATTAGGCTTTTCGCTCTGTTTGGAGTCTGATTGTACCATCTACTATCTTTCATTTGTTCTATGGCTTCTGACCAATTTTCATCTGCCAATGCTTGTTTAAATTTAATAAACTTTTGTAATTTCGGTAAACCAATTTGAAATGCCATTTCTAAACATATTTCTTGAACTGTGTCTGGCATATCTCCACATGGTTTTAAAAAAGTTTGCATATCTCTTTTAGCTATACTGTAATCAATCAGAAAAAGTTTTAGTCCTGTTTCATAGCTAATTCCATTTCTAAACTCATTCTTTTCAGTATCTTTTATTAAATGTCCTACTCCTATAGTCCAATATCCTAGATTGTCTTTGTAAGGTTTTAAAACTACACCGCCCTCATGGTCTATTATTTCTTGTTGTAATCTACCTTCATCAATCATCTGTTCCTCCAATATTATCTAATTCTTTAATTTCTATTGCCATTAATGTTTTTAGTTTTTCTAAATACACTATTGCGTCCCATAATTCTTCTTGAGCGTCATCAATCCACGCAACAAAAGATTTTCTGCTGTGTAACATTGTTGAACCATATTTTTTAATTCCATCATCAGCCCTCTTGCTCATTCGTTGCATTATTTTTTTTATCATTTTGTCCTTCGTCATATTTCTCCTGTAGTTCTAGCATTGATATAAAGTTGTGGCTTTGTATATGTCCGTCACTAATCATAAGTTGCGTTA